CTTTTACAGGGTTAAATGGTGTTTCTTATGCTCTTTCTGTGTGGGTAAAGGGTGCTGCAGGAGAAACAATAAGATTCGGCGGTAACAACATTGCGTCAACCAACTACACGCTTACAGGTCAGTGGCAACGCTTGGAGATTACGGGAATTAGCTCATCGACTTCACTAAACATAACAATTAACACTTTTGTGGGCGTTACAGCGCGAGACTTGTATGTCTGGGGCGCCCAACTAGAACAATCCTCCACCGTTGGCGAATACGTCAAAACAACCAGCACGATCAACAGTGCTCCACGGTTTGATCACGACCCAACGACAGGTGAGAGCTTGGGGTTGTTGGTGGAGGAAAGTAGGACGAATTTAGTGACGTATATTGAAGATTTTAACCAGTGGTCTCAAACTAATGTTGATCTCAATCCAGATCAAGTTGTAGCGCCAGATGGGACAACAACTGCGGATGAAATTGCTCCCACTGCTATTACGTCAGAACATTTTATTGGCTATGGACGTAACGTCACCTCCGGTACGACCTACACTTTCAGTGCTTACGTAAAACCAAACGGCACTGATTCAGTCCGTATTCGTTTTGCCAGTACTGGGTTTAGCAATGAAAACGGCTCTCATGTGTTTTCAACTAACACAACCACAAGTGGAAGCTGCGACTTTAAGATTACTTCTGTAGCTAACGGCTGGTACAGAATCCAAGGTACTGCTGTCGCCGACTCTACAGGACAGGGTACCCCAAGAATTTACCCGAATAACACTAATTCATGGCTTGGTGTTCCTTCTGAGGCTCTTTACGTTTGGGGCGCCCAGTTAGAGGAGGGTTCTTTCCCCACCAGCTACATCCCCACTTCCGGCTCCACCGTCACCCGCGCGCGTGACGCTGTTGAGATCACTGGAACAAACTTCAGCTCTTGGTATAACCAGAGTGAAGGGACGATGTTTATTAGAGATAAGGTAAACCCCTCAGACCCTTATTCTATGGCATGGGTTTTGCAAAACACTACTAATACGAACGATGGTTCAGTATCTAATTACCTACACTCCCCGTCCGGGAGCTGGGTTCTCGATAGTAGGAACAGTGGAGTAGATTTTGATTTAAGCCGATCAAATGTTCCTGGGGCATTTGTCAAAAGAGCGGCAGGACTGAAGAATGGCGACCTCGCATTGGCACTAAATGGATCAATCACTACCACGCAGATAGGAAACATTACCGCATCGACCAGCATTTTATACATTGGACAAAGACCGCCAGCCTACTTCTACAACGGCCACATCAAACGCCTCGCCTATTTCCCCACTCGTCTACCTGACGCTACCCTGCAAAATATCACCTCCTGATCGTGACTGAACAACTTCCTGAAGTGCAACCAGAACCTACACCTGGTCCTTTCTTTCGCTTTACTGATGAAGCATCCTGGCTTACTGCTGCTCGTACTGCAGGCTTCATGCAAACCGTTACTGATGACGAAGGCGTTGAGTCTGAAGTGCTAAAAAACTATACACAACATTATGCAATCGACGTAATCGGCACCATCACTGAAGGTGGTGAATGGGATCCTGAGACTGGCGAGGTGCTCGTGGAGCCCACCGTGCTCGACGGCTGGCACGTCAACTACCTCGGCCCGCTGCCCGATGGCTGGGAGCAGTATGCGGTGTGGCCTGAGAATCCCATCAGAGTCTTTTTGGGCTTGTAGTCCTACTCTCTACTAACCCAAAGCCTACCAATCCGGTGGGCTTCTTTTTTTTATTCAAACACTTTACTAACTTTTTAAATTCATGTCCACTACTTTCACCTGGAACATTGCTAACCTTGAGCGTAACACTACTGATGGTATTGTTTTTATTGCTCATTATACCGTGTCTGCTGCTGACGATACGTATTCCAGTGGTGCTTATGGTTCGATTGGTCTGGAAGCACCTGCTGAAGGCGACACTGTTATCCCGTTTGCTGACCTTACGTCTGACGTAGTGGTTGGTTGGGTCAAAGAAAAGCTTGGTGGTGATGAGAAGGTTGCAGAAATTGAAGCTGCACTGCAAGCACAACTTGATGAGCAACGCACTCCCACCAAGGCATCTGGTCTGCCCTGGTCTGCCTGATTTAAACTTATTGGAGAATAACAATGATCACCCTTATCCGTCCAATTCTTTTTTCTTTTCTTCAATCTCAAAGTGTCAAACTACTTATCGTAGATTTGCTTGCTAAACTTGCTGAGTCTACCGATAATGACATCGACGACAAAGCAGTTGAATTTGTTCGTAACGGTCTTTTTTCAAACTCGTGACTATCGACAATATCTTAACGCATCCTGGATATTATAATACTCCAGGTAATGCTTATACTGTTTTAACAGGTGATACTTACACTAGCCAAGTTTTGTCTAGTCATTGTCGTAGAGTAAGTCTTCATGCTAACGGTCATTCTATTTATTTTAAGTTAAATAGTGGTACTGGTGAGCATTACATAAAAACAGATGAACGTATTTACATTACTGTTCCTGAAAACTCCACTCTTCATGTAAAGACAACACAAAGTAACAGTGGTACATGCTACATTAGTGAATATGAGTGGTAGCACCTGACTCTAGCAAGCCTTTTGTAAAATGATTGAAGCAGTCGTATCTGCTACCTTAGCTGCACTAGCGGCAGGTGCAGCTTTAACTAACAGAATACACAATAGAATAAACGATATGGATCAACGTCTTGATACATTTGAGCTACGTGTTGCAACACAATATGTTCCAAAACAAGATTTTGACACTGCAATGCAAAAAATGGAAGATCACATGATCCGTATTGAGACTAAACTTGACCAAATGCTATTAAAAAATGGCTAAAAACCGTGCTAATGAAGACGTATTTAACGAACTTCATAATCTAATTACACGGGAGTTTTTAGCACGCATTAAATCTGGTGAAGCAACTACACAGGACCTTAAAGCAGCCTGTGATTGGTTAGCTAAAAATGATATTACTGGTGTAGCCGTTGAGGGTTCTGCTCTCAGCGGTCTTGCTGATATTATGCCTACCATTGATTTTGATGAAGTACAACGAGCAATCCGACGCTAATGGCTCCTCGTAAAAAACCTTATTCCCAACTGAAGAAAAGTGCGAAGAATTACCGCGACAATGCAGCCGCTAGGCGTCACAAGTACGCGAAGGCTGTCAAAGATGGTCAATCAGAATCTGCTACCCAATACAGAGTCAAGCACACCAAAGCCCGCAGAGACGCCGGTGTCTACGGTAAAGGGGGCAAAGACTTCTCCCAAACCACGAAGGGCACGTTTGTCCGCGAAGACCCGTCTAAAAACCGAGCAAGGAACAGAGCAAAGCTAAAAATTAAGCCATGACTCCGTTACTTCCTAGTCCTGATCACTACCTTTACAACCTAATAACCATGACATCCCCAGAAGCTAAACGCCTATGGAGGCGTGCTATTAAAGAGCACTTTAACTGTCAATGCGTTTATTGTGGAGAAACTTATGAACTACATGAACTTACTCTTGACCACGTTCACCCTCGTTCTTTGGGTGGAGAAGATCTTACTAGTAACATTGTACCAGCGTGTTCCCGCTGCAATCAGGATAAAGGAAGTAACAACTGGCTTACATGGATGAGACAAACTTTTGGTTTTCATCCCCAACGTGAACAACTTATCTTATCACACATTAAATAATGGCTGACAACAGAGACCCACGAAAAAAGTCACGCACTAACCGTAATCGTCGTACTAGCTCTTCTAACCGAGCTGCACGTTCAAGAGCATCAGCAGCTGATACCCCACGTCCTACTTCTTCACAAACACGTTCTAGCCGTACGTCTGGGCGTGCTGTGGTAACTCAAAGCGGCGCACAAGGTCAACGTCGAGGAGCACAAGGACCACGTAGTGCGCCTGTTCAAGGTCCTTCACGACGTACACCTAGTGCTATTACAGGAGATACAGGTCGTCGGGGTCGAAGGAATCAACCGGCTAAACCTAAAAGTAATGTCCCACGTCCACAAGCACGTGGCGATAAACTTCCTTCTTCTTCTGGAGCACGAAGGGTTGCAGGTGCAGCCGCCCGTGGAGCAGGGGTTGCAGGAGGGGCTGGCTTGCTGCCTTCCTTGGCGCGAGCTGGTCTTATGATCCTTGGAGAAGGTGCTGTACGACCTTTTGGTGATGGCACCCTTAAAGGTAAAGAAAAGGTTAGTCGTCCAAACAATCAAAAACCTAAAGTTAAAGCAAAATCTGCTCCTAAACCTAAAGCAACGTCTTCTGCAGCTAAAGATTTTGACCGTGCATTTGCTGCAGCACGCAAAACAGGTAAGTCTACATTTACTTGGCGCGGTAAAAAATACAACACTAAACTTAAGTAATTTATCATGGCTCGTCAAACTGGATCACAACGCCGTAAATCTCAAGCTGCTGGAAGAGCTACCCGTAAACCTGTTGTTCGTCGCGGTGCTGGTGGTGGACAAGGCAATAAAGCCCGTCGTTCTTCAAGCACTCAGCCTAAACCAGGCGATATTCGGTATGTAAAAGGTCAAAAACAAATTTACACCGGAACTGAATTTATCAACGCATCTACCCAGCGTGATATTGCAAAAATGAATTTTATGGGTAGGCAGACTGAAGGTCAAATGGCACGTAGTCGGGCTAAAGCTTCTGCAACTTCATCTCAGAAACCCCGCCGTAACGTAACCTCCGCCTCTGCTTCTGCCCCCAAACCTTCCCCTAAGCCTGCTCCCAAGCCTGCCCCTCGTAAAAGGGCTGCTACTGCAGAAGAAGGGCGTATGATTTGGGCACGTAAATACTCTGCTGATAAGTATAAAGACCAAGCAATTGGTAAAGAAGCTCGCCGTTATCTGGCTAAGCAAAAGAAAAACAAGACCCTTCGTAAAGAAGGTCAAGCTACCTCGACTCGTGGTAGCGCTTAAAAGCCTCTAGAAGGCTCTTAAAACTCCTCTAGGGTGTCATCCTACCTAACACACCCTAGAGGCCCCTTACAGGCGCTTCTAGACACCACTCATAGAGAGTTACATAACATGCATACAAACGATCTTGAGGCTAACCTTAGATCAGACTTCAGATATTTCCTTACCGCTATCTGGGCTCACCTCAAACTACCACAACCAACACGGGCTCAACTCTGCATCGCAGAATACCTTCAACACGG